CTATTGTAACTGTTGCCATTTACAATTCTCCCTGTTGTTGTGGCCCTTGCAATATTTGCTTTGCCATTGTTATTATCTGAGCATAATTAGGATGCTCAGGTAGTTGGGCACCTTCTTTAGTTGCCTTTATTGCAAGGTCAGCCCATTCTTGAAAATGCTTATCAATAGACACTGCTAATTGTTTAGCATTATCATCTTGAGTATTCTTGGTTTGAGCATTAGTAAAACCAACGTTTGCCTCCGCTAAAGCGGATTCAGCCACAGCTTTCCTTTGCTCCTGTTGTTTCATCTGTTCAGCATCTTGAGATTGCTTTTCAATTTGCTCAGCAGCTTTCTGTTTAAATTCATCAGTGGTATAGTCTTCTAAGAAATCATTACTATCTAAGTTCATAGCTTCTAATAATTTAGTAGCTAAGACAGCAGGAGCTTCAGGTTTAATTACCATACCTACACCTTGATTATTTAATGCTGGTAATATTTCTGAACCTACTTTAGCAAGTTTAGTAATTTGATTAGCGTTAGAATTTTCACCAATATCTAATAAAATTTCTACATCCATTTTATTTGGTAATGTATCTATATTAACCGTGCCATATACACCGTCAAGATTATAAGATATATTACCTTTCATATTCTTACGCATTGTTTCATATATACCAACTATTAATCTCTTAAAGCCGGTTTCAGCAAATCGTCTAGCAATATGCTGTATACGTTTTTGTGCTGCAGACTGCACAGCAGCTAGCTTTTGTTCTGAGTTACCTGATATATACAAAGTATCATTAAGACCCTGTGCGGCCTTTGACATGCCCGTTGCCTGTTCTTTTATTAGCTGTAAGTATTCTAATAATGGCACTGTACTCGTAGATATTGTTTCAGGAGGCATTTGTAATACAGCCTGCTGAGGATTACCATTAGTTGGAATAATTTGTTTAGGCTTCATATTCTGTAATGCACTGAAGTCTACAACATTCGGATCAGCTAACTTAGGTGAATAGTTTGTTAAGTAAGTATTTTCTACAAACCCACGTAAGATTGCAGTTGATGCTAGTGTAGAACTACGTGTAAAGTCTGCCATTGATAATCCATAAAATTCAAACGGAATATCAATAGGAACAATTGAAGCTAACGGAATATCTTCTACATCTGTTTCCTGAAGTATATTATCACCAACAGAAATAATATGCTTTAATTCTGCAATACCATCACCGTCTCTATCAACATTAATCCAGGATTCTGTTAATACAACATTTCTATTTGCTTCTAATGGAATTAAATCATGCTGCTGATTACCTTGCCAGTATTCCTGACCTGTAATTTCTTTTCTTGCTGCAACATCTTCAGAGTATTGTGTACTCCCTAACCATTCTTCATTTGATAATTCATCCCACTCAGTTATATTATCTGCAACTTCAGGATATAATTTACGTAATTCAGAACGTGTCATCTCAGTCTGAATACCTACAAAGTTTGCATCAGTAATACACGTTGCTTCTCTGGATAACCTAAAGTTTTCCGGTGGAACAATTTCTATTTTAACTCTTGACTTATCTATTGTCTTTTTTATTCGGACATTAACGTACATTAATTCTAGATTTTCTTGGCCATCTACTAATGGTGCTTCAGCATTTACAATATTTTCAAATTGAAGATCTCCAACAACTTCTATATTATCATCTGCCAGTAGCTCATCTAATTTTGTTTGCGAAATCTGTTCGAATTCCTCAAATGTATAATCATAATCTTCAATATATGACCAACGACAAATAGCATTCTTCCATAATAGTGATGCTTTAATCCATTGTTGCATTAATTCCCAGCCATTATTCTTTTTAAACAAACAATAATTAACTATATTACCTGCATCTTTAGCTGCTGCAAAACTACCAGGAGTCTCATCATATGGTATAAATCGTGCTAATCTGTGGTTACTTAAGAACAAATCAGAGATAACTGCAGTATATGCTTCAATAACTTCAGTTGTTGATGTATCTACTATTGTACTAACACCCTGTGGTGTTAAGTGATTCTCAGCTAAACCTGCATATTCGTATGTAGCTTTTAATCTTTCTCGTGCAAGATCTGAACTGTTAAGCCAATCACCACTGGAATTAGCAACACCAGTTTCAATTAACTGTATAAGTTGCTCATCGGTAACTTTTTCTTTATATCCGTCAGGTTTACTCATTGTGGTTCTCCCTGATGCATATAAACTTTCTTAGCTTCTTTTAATTGTTTACTTGTATATGAACCCGGATTAGTAAGAGTTCTAGTCTTTTCTTTTTTAGACTTTTCTTTCTTTCTAGGTTCTTGTATAAATCTTGACATATTCCGCTCCTGGGATTTACAATTTATTTAAAAATCTTGCTATATGATGTACAAATGGTAACAATGTAGCTGCCATAAATAGATTAACACCTGAGTGTGCTACAGCTATTCGTAATGTATCACCCTTAGGTAAACCATCTGAAACAAGCAGTCCTGCTAACCATATAGTTCCGGTTGTTCCTATATTAGCACCTAATACTGCAGCAACAGCAGAAGGTAAAGGTAAGAAACCACTTGCTACCAATCCTACGATTGCTGTTGTTGACAGTGAACTTGACTGCCACATTAATGTACAAACAATTCCACCTAAGAACATTAGGTATGGATTAGCTATAAAAGGTTCAAGCTGTTCTACTCTACCAAGCGCTTTCATTCCGCCTGCAAACATTTTAAGCCCTACATAAAATACTATTAGTCCTACTATAATTTTAAAAACTGGTGTATGATGTATTGAAGCTATATTAGGTAAATCTGTCATGAGCTAGTCCTCACATTTACATTGGTTCTTTTTTAAATTAATTACTTCTTCTATTAATTCAGCATTACGCTTTAATAATTTATAATGCGCATCCTGATGTTCTTTTAAATCCATTTTAACTAACCAAAGCTCTTGCCTTGCAGCCAACATCTCTCTTCTTAATGTTTCTTCAAAACTCTCTTCATGATTTTTCCAGCCGTCCCCTGTATTAAACATGTTATCCTCTTCTACTCATCCAGGCTGATGCACCCATATATGCACCGACTATACCTGCTCCTGAGATATAAAATAAATTACTAACGTCACTCAATGCTTCCACTCTATCAAGTGGGACCCACGGCAAAAACATTGCCGCGGTAAACACACCCATAGCTATTAAAGTATATCTTGCCATCCTTAATTGTGCAAGTTCTTTACGTAATAAAGATTCTGTTTCTTTTATTTCTTTCAAATGTGCTAACTCCGCATCGGATACAACACCATCACCATCCTCATCGTATTCGTTGAACCTTGAGTTTTTCTCTAAGTTTTTTTGAATTGCTTTCATTATCATTTTTCTTCTCAGGTAATTTAGTTTCTAAGTTGTATGTCTTCCTAACTTTATGTATCCTCATTTTAATTAAACTAACTCTGTCTTCTAAGTCCATAATCCGTTTTTCCACTGATGCAAGTGAGTCTCAATAAACTCATCAGTGTTACGAATTTTTAATTTATTAAATTCTTTTAAAGAATCCCACAGTACTTTACGATCAAAGTGGGGTGTATTTAAATTATTCTCTTCACAATAGTTATCTAATACTTCCATTGCTTTCTGAGCTTCTTGAGGTTTTACCTTCATTTACCATTTAACCTTATGTGACCAGTATCTAGCACTTAGCTTACTTGGATTTGCATCTTGCGCATTATGTCTAGCATAATATGATTTCTTACGCGCTTTATCTTTTGCACTAGTAGGATTCTTACCAGCACCACGTACGCCTTGCTGTCCAAATCTTACTAACTTAACTTGATCTCCAACTTTTGCTAATACTGCATGTGAGCTTCTAGCATGACCTGGAGTTCGTTTTGGTTTATTATATCCAGAAAATTTTTCACCTCTGTAATCAATCGACATTCTTATCCCTCATTTTTTTAACGTAAGCTATAGCCTCTGCCATAGATGGTATGTAGTTTCCTTTAGCTGCCACACTATTTTGATAACGTATAGCAGCTCTTCTTAATTTTTTCATTGTATAAAGATATGGTATATTAACAAACCAATTATTAATAACTTACCATAATCTAAATCCCAGGCTGTGCCTTCACCGAATTTTTTACTAAAATTTTTTAATTTTTCTTTCATGTATACCTCCTTAGGTGGCGGATTTATCCCCTGCTTCCGCCGGAGCAGCGAGGACAATGGGAACTCTTAGAGCCATCGTGTATCATCTTGCTGCGGTATTGAACCTGCCTTTTGAGACCATGGCACTTTATCTGCGGTTAATTTATCGTAATGTGTTCTTAATGTTTCTAAGGCAATAGCTGTAGCCATAATAGTATCATCATGACACCCAGGAGCAGCCTCAGTTCTTCCGGATTCGGTACTAACATAATCTTTTAGTTCCTGTATAATTACTTTAGATCCTATCCATATATCATCATTTTCTACAGCATTCTTTAAATTACCTATAATATGAGGCTTAGTAACCTGTGTTGTTCTAAATCCAGGCACCTGACCTTCTTCTTTTGATATTGAGGAAATCTTTGTTTGTTTATATATATTTAAATAATTCATCTGCGATAAACGAGATAAGGTTGCAACACCCATTGAATTACTTTCAACAGTTAGTAATGCATTATTATAATACCTACCAAGGTAAAACAACAAATCACCAAACTTACTAGGGTCAATATAGCTGTCACGATACAAAGCAATTACTTTCCTATCTGTATCCATAACAACTGCTGCTGAATAATCTTGGCCTACGCCTAGAGCCACATCGGCAGCAAGTATAAAATTACTATCCCAATCAGGATACTCCCATATATCCAGGTTGCCATCGTTAGAATCCTCCCATGTTAACGAATTAAAATCAAAAAGCATTTTCTTTTGAGGTGTATGCGCAATTAACTGGTTTACTTTGTCCATAGCAAATACAGACTTACCAGCTGTTATAAACGCTTCATCGGGAGTTGCTGGGTATTCCTGGCGGAACTTTAGTTCCCCACCTTCAGCAATCTTCAACCGACGCCAGTAGAGTTGTCCGTTGTTTAAGTTGTGCTGCTCTACCAGTAGCTCCTCTTCTGAGGAACGTTCGAAACCTTCAGGTGGATCTCTATAGTATTCCGGTGTAGAGAACCACGGAAGGAATATCGGTAAATACTCATTCTCACCATCCAGTGCACCTTTCCACAATCTGTAGAATTCACCTTGAGCGCCGTTAGCTGTTGACTCAAGTATGACTTCGGTACCTGGAGCTTCAGATATACCCTGGAACAAACCAGCTAATATCTTTTCATCATGCTGCCAGAAGGCAACCTCTGATAAATGTGCGATCGTTGGTGTTGTACCACGACCTGCTTCAGGTGATCCTGCAGTATATAATCTATATGACGATATAGGTTTATCTTTACCTTCCTTTTTAAAATGAGGTGAAGATATAACAATTTCTTTAGCATTCGATTTAATTTCATTTGGCTTATAGATAGTATTCATATTCTTAATAATATTCTTAGACAAATTAAATAATGCGTCAGATGTTGCACTGTCATGTGCCATAACAACTGATCGTGCGTGCGGAGTGAAATATGTTTTCCAGAATACTCTACCAGCACAGTAAGTACTAATACCTTGCTGTCTGGCTTTCAATATGATTGCTCTAACTTTTCCAGTATCAGCCAGCTGTTTATCTAAAAGTTCTGTAATTTTTTTCTGGCAGCTGTTGAACTTAAAATCTATAAAGCCCCTTCTTGCATCCTTAGTAATGATCTTAATATTGTCAGATGCAAAAGAAGTAAAGTTATTTTCGTAATCTTTTAATTTATTTCTTTTATTCTTTTCTTCGAGAAGTCTTAATAGTTCTTTCTTCTTATTCATAAAACCTCTCCTCGGATTAACTTTAAGGGGACATTTAAATTTAAACGTCTCCTTAAAGGGGGGATCTATATAATATATACTACCTTAAGAATAAGTCTGATTAACCTAAAAAATGAGTATACCCCTTATACATCTCTAACCCCCTAACTTTTATATTAAACATCTCTTAAAATTATCTCAAAAAATATCAACACCTTCTTCTATTCCTTTATATCTTCTCTTATTTTTTTCAATAATTTTTTTATCCTTAATTTAATATCTTCTTTTAACAACATAGAAAGTACCCAAATTATGCAACATATTAATCCTTTATATAATATCTCTCAAATAATTCAATTCACCAAATATTTTTCTCACCCAACTATTTACCCTCTTCTTCATAATAAACAATTATCCCTATCTTATACACTGATTGATACCTCAACCAATATCTTCTATACCAAACATCATCAAAATATCAATCAAACACTTCAATCTCAACCAATCTCAAATACCAACTTTTCTGCACCACCTTTATCTCTTCAACTGCAGTCCCAACCTCAAGCACAATCTCAATCCTTCCAACCTCTTCCTGTGCTTCAACAATCCCAACCTCAACCTGCAGTACCTCAACCTCAAGCACCTGCAGCACCTCAACAATCTCAACCTCAACCAATAGATAATAATCCTATACCAACTTAATCTCCAATAAACTAAGAGCGCTTACGCGCTCTTTTTTTAAATGGTACCGTCATCCTCAGTGCGAGGAGAGTGTCAGAGAACTGACGTTGAAGTTTACTTGAAGTTATTCTGTCGAAATACTGACAGTGCGACCGGCGTCCTATCTTCCTCTCACCTTCCAACATCCTTAAAATTATTTATGGTTGTCACCCAATAATTTTTTTATCCTCTTTTTAACCTTTTAATTTTAATTATAATGAAAGTGATTATATTATGCAAAATAATAATACAAAAATACTATTAGATCCGTCAAATGATAAAGAGTTCATCTCGTCGTTCTCTAACAAACCTGTCAGTCTTGCAGAGTACCTATTCGAGTTCTATCTAGCTAACGTCTTTGATGAAGTCTTTGATCCTGCGTTATATAAATATCAACCAAAAACTCAGAAAAAGAAATTCATACATAAAGTAATTCCTTTTAATCTCGAGTATGCTTGTCAATATATAGATCCCAGAGATCTTAACAAAATTATAAATAAATATTACGATCTCTTAGTCAAAGAAAAACTAGAGTCAATTGAAGTATTTAATAATAACAGTGATGATTTCTTAGAAAATTATACTACTGTAGACTTAGATATGAACAGAATAGTTATAAAGAAGCCATCAAAGAAAGCGAGTGTGTAATATGTGTCCATCATATAATCCCGATGAAGACTTCGAAGAGCTCGAAGGCGAAGAAGCTCAATGTCCTAATTGTTATCATGAAGAAGACTTTCCTCATGAAACCTTAGTGCTAAATAAACATACTCAAACGACGCTATGTCTATATTGTCATAGGTGAAGAGAGAGAACTGAGAGAGCGCGAAAGCGTTCTCTCTTTTTTAAGATTAACCGCCAACATCCACCTACTTAAGGAGAACTAAATGTCTAATAATCAAATAGATTTAAAAGCAGAATTCTTATTAATCTTTACAAAATTCGAAAAGATCAATGAAAAACTTGATCTAATCATAAATAAACTTGATCCTAATCCCGAAGATCTTTTATCAACATCCGAAATCAATATGATGAAATCATGGCGAGCTGATGTAGCTAAAATGAATCAATTACCACATCCAGCATATGATGATGATCATGAAAAATCCTGAACGTTATATATTTCCATATAACATTAGATTTATGAATCCTATTAAAAGATTTATATATCTTAAAATATATATGAAAATACACAGTTTATTTTGTTTCTTAGATACTAAGATCCACAAATTCTTTTAGTTAAAATTGTCTCGGCTGTCGCTCGACAATTTTTTAATCCTTAACTTCTCACTCTTAAATTATCTTGCAGTGGCTGTATTAATCCACGAAATGCAGATACATGTTATTCTTATAACAATCGAGAAGTAAAGCATGGACCTGAGTAAGTCTTAAAAACTGCTCATCAATAATATTAACCTCTAGCATAGAAAGGTACTATTCATGCAAGTTTTTGAACCTAGAAATTATCGTATAGATAATGTAGAATTAAATTGGGCTAAATTAGCCAAACCAGTTAATCCATTCGGCACAGAGCAGTGGGAGTTACAAATAGCTACTACAGATAAAGCTCAAGCAGACGAGTGGTCTAATAATCATTTTGCAGTTAAGCAGGATAAAATGGATCCTAATAAATTTACTGTATCTCTTAAGAGAAAAGCAGTAAAAGCTGATGGATCTGCTAATGGTCCTGTAAGAGTTGTAGATGCTGCTGCTCAACCTTTTGCCGATGTCTCTAAGATTGGTAATGGTTCTGTTGGTAATGTTGTTGTCTATCAGTATCCTTATGAAACTGCTGGCCGCAAGGGCATTGCTAGTTCTTTAACTGCAGTTCAAGTTGTAACTCTTCAAGAGTATACAGCTGCTGTAGAATTTGAACCAGTAGTCGTGGACACCCCTGCTGAATCTGGTAACTCAGATCAAATGCCGTTCTAACGATACTATCAGAGGCTAAGAGAGAAATCTCTTAGTCTCTATTAAAATAATATTTCCGACATCCGGAGGCTTATATGAGAAAAATGCGTTGTTCTAATACTAAACAAGTGGTTCTTACTGAGCCTCTAGAAAATGAAGAAGTCATTAGCTTAATCGCTTTAGCGAAGGCACTTGATAATGTTTCATTAACTATCAGTAATTCTGCTAAAATACTTATATTTAAGTGTGATGATCTTAATACTGTCCTTGAGATACTATCGGCCCATGGATTAATAGAATATATCGGTAGTCTAAAAGAAATTATTGATTGGGAAATAGTTTCTGATAGTAATAGCAATAATGCTCAAATAATTCAATTTGATCCCAAAGAAGGATAATGATATGAAATATATATTCGCAGCTTTAATCGGTATATCTTTCGCAGCTCTGTTAAGTGCTTGCTCATTTATGCCACCACCATTAAATGATCCACATGTTTCTACATTCGGTAAGAAATGTAATGAAGAAGTATGGAGTTACATCTGGATAACTAAAAGAGGTGAGAACCTTACCGCATCTGAAGAAAATTGTAAAATTCCAATTAAGAAATGAGTAATAATATGAGTGATAATGACAAACCTGTTGAAGGTCTGAAAGGTAAATTCGTTTCAGAACCTAAAGATTTTAGTTTAAAACAATACCACGTTCCTTTAATGACTGAAGAGTTCAAAAAGAATTATGCAGCTGAACTCAAAGAAGAAATCATTAAGAAAGCTAATGTTAATCGTGAGTGGGCTAAAGACCACTTAGAAGTTATTATGTAGAAAGGTATCTTATGGCAGTATATAGACAACCTCGAAATGGTAAAGACTTTTGGCGTACATCGTCATATAGATTTACTATAGCATCTAAAGACGATAAAAGTTTTATCGATCTTAAGACTAATATATCTAAACATAATGCATCAGTTAGAAAACGTGCTAGAACATGGCAAAAGCTTGATGACTATGATAAACTCTATACAATTCGCCTTATGGCGAGGGGACCTCGAAGATGGCATACCAAGTATAAAGGTAACTTAGTTCGCTATTTCAAAGGTGCGTATGGTGTTCCTCAGCATCAAAAGTTGTTGCATGGCAATGCTGATTCTAATTTAAACCATAAATTTGCTGAAGAGTTTGATGTTTATATTCATAGATCCAGAGAAATGGAAGAAACTTTAAGAACTGAAATTGAAACAGGTCTAAGTGCTGGAGATCAAAATAAAATACGTAAACTTAAAAGTGAAATCTGGCATTTAGAATGGAAAGCAAAGAATAAGGTCAAGCATGCGTGATTGGCTTGATAAAATAACCTTCATTCTTGAAGATGCTCTATCATCTCATTTATTACTACCTAGAGAATTTGAGCAAAAAATAGATCTTAGCGATATTCAAACTATTGATGAAGTTGAAATATTTCTAAAAGATGCTATTGAAGAACTTGAGTTACTCAAGGAGAGTTTAGATGCATGATGAAAACATAAGTCCATTTTGGGAATTCGTCGGTATTGGTTTAGCTGTAGTATTTATATTACGTGCTATAATGTACTGGTGGTCTTATAAATAATAACTAAAATCCTGAGTATGATTTAAAACTGCTCATTCCTTTTAACAACTTATAGGTAAAGAAAATGTTTGAAGCAATCGTTTTAGTTTGCTATATGGGTAATCCGAATTACTGTAAACCCGTATCAGATACTCGTGGACCATATGAAGAAATTCAAATGTGCCAAGATCGTCTTGTAGAAATGAGAGATGATCTAATAGAAATATTCCCTCAAACCAAGCTTCTACCACACACAGGTTATTGTGGAAAAGCTCAAGAAAATCAGGAGTTATCCTTATGAATGATATGAAGTTGAAATATGATGATTACTACGAAGGATACTTTGCTTTCTTAGATGAACTCAAAGAAAGTGGAGTAACAAATATGTTTGGTGCAGTTCCTTATTTAATGGATGAATTTATATTAGATAAAGATGAAGCACTTGATATTCTCGGTAGATGGATGGAGAGTTATAAATGAGTGAAATTATGAGTCTCAAGCAATTATATTTAAAAATCAAAACTTTCATTGAAGTAGAAACTGAAAATGAAATGGATGATTTAAGAAATATGTTCTATGATATAATTCAAGAAAGAAAAAATGAAATTGAAGATAAAGTCTTTAACAATATCATAGATCCTAATGATAATCCATGTATTAGCAATTTAACTTCTAATGATATTAACGTAATTATTAAAGGTCATAGTGAATATGAAAATCTTGATGATATGATTCAAGGTATATTCGCAGATCCTTGTAATTCAGAATTCGGAGGTCTATAATGGTAGTAGAATATAAGTTGTTACTCGATGAAAAAGAAAGAGATCTTTTAATTGATCTTATAGAACACCGAGTATTCTTAATTAATTCTAAAATTGATGAAAATTATAATATCAAAGATCGTAAAGGTTATAAAGATTCATGTTCAGAATTAAACATGCTTCATAAAATAGGAGATAAATTAGTATGATAATTGAATTTCTAAGAGAAATCTTTAAAGATATGACAATTACTAGATTTGCAATTGGAATAGCTTTAGGCGTTATTGGTGTTTGTATAGTGGAGTATATGATATAATGCAATTAACAAATATATTTAATAATAATAAATACGGTGATGCTATTCAATACAACGTATTAATGTGTAAACAACAATACTCTGAAAAGAAAATTGCAATTAAGTTAGATGAGATTGAATCAATTGAAGAATGGAATACTGGTTCTTTATGTATGTATATGCAATCAGGTACCAGACATTATGTTGAAGGTAATCTATCTGATATATTTGAAGAGGTAAACTATCTAAAATGATTAAACTATTCCACTTTGATGTTTCTGAAAGATCTTCTGTTGATAACCGAGTTCGAGCATTTGCTAAAGCTACAGCTCTTGATCTCGGATTAGTTACTAAAGAAGAAATTAAAGCTAAACAAAAAATAAATGGAACTCACTGGGTTCCGTTAGGTTCTTTCAAAAATAAGAAAGATGCTTATGACTATATTCAAGTTCTTCGCGATGAACAGAAAGCGAGTAAAGTATGACTAGAAAACACTTCAAGGCTTTAGCTCAATTCGCAGGTTCTAATAATTTAGATGATGATTTAATCGTAGAACTTGCTAATATATGCAAAAGTTTTAATGGAAATTTCGATCGCAATAAATTCTATGAAGCAGCTATTGCTCAAAGAACTCAATTAGATCGAGAAAAGTTAAGGTGATTATAGTGTAATGGTTAGCACAACAGTCTGTGATTCTGTTAGTTTGAGTTCGAATCTCAATAGTCACCCCAATATTTGTGCAATAAGCTGACAAACCGCCGACGGGCTACGAGATGAGCACAAATTTGCAATGGGAATTAAGGCCTCCTAGTCGGTAGCGACGAAATTAAATAACCACGCGACCCCTCTTGACAGGTTCCTTGAGTTCACTCGGCCTGGTGAAATTGCAAAAATAAGCCTAGAGCGTACACAATTAAGTGATACCTCTAGGCTTCATTTTTTGTTTCTGACCGGCATCCTTTTTTAGATAACCCACATCCGACTTCAGTCACTTGCGGCCGACAGCTCTGCAATCTTCTTTTGCAATTCATCTTCAGACAGCTCTGACGCATCTAACGACAAACTGGTCTGATCAACTCGTTGCAACTTTGGTTGCTCATATTCGGCAAGTGCTATAGCTAAACGCTCTATAGTCTCTTGGTCTTCTACTTGTATTGCTTTTGCTAGTTGAACCTTCAATATATCAACAGCAGACGGCATCTCAGTTATAACTTCATCTCTAATCTTTTTAAACTCGGAGGCTGATAATCTCATAGCTTCTCGGAGCGCTTTATTCTGACGGCGTTTCTCTGCGCCACGTGCTTGCATCTCTCGAGCAGTATCAGAATCTATAACTGGCCTAAGCTGTGCAAGAGAATTTGGGTGCTTACCGCAATTTTCATAACCCATAATAACCTCCATAAATGTCTTTTAGGGGACATTTAATTCTCATTTAAAATTGTCTCGGCTGTCGCTCGACAATTTTTTTAACCATTTTATATTATGAGTATATCATGAAAATACATATAACAAATCCATTACTTATTAAAGTAAATCCAGTTGCTAAGACACTTGAAGATCCTAAATATCGTCCTCAAGTTATTAAAAGCAAAAAGAAATATAATCGTAAAAAAGAAAGGAAAGACAAATGGCAAAAGTAACAGCCTCAACTATATTACATGAAGCCGCTGAGCTTAAAGAAAAGAAGCAAGCTGATTATCAAGGTGACATGTGGACTGAAGAAGATTACTTTCCATACGGCAATAAGTCGTATATGCATATGATTCATACTAAATATTTACGTATGAGAAGTCTTGCAGAAAATGAAGACAAAGAAATTAACTTTGAATCATTAGAAGATACGCTAGTAGACATGGCAGTTTATTGTGCAATGTTCGCTGCATATTTAGAAAATAAAAAGTTAGATAAACCTGTAATGAGGTCAGGATAATGAGAGCAATACTTATAAATCCTATTGATGAAACTATTAAAGAAGTATTCTATGAAGGAAATAAGCAATACTCAAGATTACATTGGATCCAAGATACTATAAATTGTGATACAATTGATGGTGTACGTTTAGATGAATGGGGTCAATATATGTATGTTGATGATAAAGGAATGCTTACAACTATGAATTATTTCTTTAGATATACTGACAACAGTTATTTTGTTGAACCTATATTATTAGCAGGTAAAGCCTTAGTTGTAGGAACTAACGAAGAAGGTGATGATATAGAACCTGAATTAACTATTGGTGATTTAAAATCTAGAATAGAATTTCTAGGTAGAAAGGCATTACATTAATGAGCAGATATGAAAGTAAATATTTGCGTATAGCAGATGAGATACTAATGAATGGTGAATTCAGGGAAACTAGAAATGGTTGGGTAAAATCTTTATTTACTCAAACATTACACTTTGATATGAGTGATGATAGATTTCCTGTAATTACTACACGTAAAATGAATATTAATAGTGTACTAGGTGAGTATGCTGCAATAATTAGAGGACCTAAAAATATAAAAGATTTTCAGAAATGGGGGTGTAATTATTGGAATGAGTTCGGAGATCCTGATACTGGCGAGCTACGCATTGATTACGGTAATAGTTGGGTTGATTATAATGGTGTTAATCAAATAGAAAGATTAATACAGAATATTAAAGAAAATCCTCATAGCCGAAGACTAATAGTAGATGCATGGAATCCTGAAAATATACCTACATCTAGCTTACCATGCTGTCATTTTATGTATCAATTTTATGTACAAGATGAAGGCTATGAATCCTATTTAGATCTAACAATGTATCAAAGATCTGGTGACTGGATGATTGGTGTTCCTAGTGATATGATATTTGCAGCAACTTTCTTAGCAAATATAGCAAGTATTACTAACTTAAAACCAAGAAGAATTAATTTAATTGTAGGTGACTGTCATATTTATGAAGAACATTTTGATAAAGTAACTGAACAAATGAGTAGAGCTATAACAGCACCACCATTATACAGCTTACTACGTCAATTTAAATTTACAGATTTTGAACCTACAGATTTAAATATATTAGACTATAAACATAAGGAGTTTATAAAGTATGACCTTAAAAAGTGAATGGCTATCAGATATAAATGATATGCACTATAAGTTTGGTGCAACAGAGTGGGTAAAAGATATGTACCGCTCAAAGAATTATAAAATACTAAATGATTTCTTAGCATTTAGATTAGACTTTTTAGAAGAAGAGTTTGAAGAAACTCAAGCAGCCTTCTTAAATAAAGATCACAAAGAAGTAGTTGATGGTTTGATTGATCTTATTGTTATTGCAATTGGTACATTAGATTTATTTAACTGTGATGCTGATAAAGTATGGAAAGAAATACATAAATCTAATATGGCTAAAGAACCTGGAGCAAATAAATCCAGGAAGAATCCATTTGGTTTACCAGATATGGTTAAACCTGAAGGATGGAAAGGGCCTAACATAACTGAAGAAGATTGTGGTATACTTCCTAATATATTTGAAGCAGAAAGAGAAAGACTTCAAATATTAAGAGAAAAGCGTGATCTTAATAATGAACTTAAAAACAATGTAGCTAACGCTCAATACGAATAAGGAGTATATATGAGTAAAGATGATTTACAAGAAACCAATGTAGCTAAAGAAAAACCTATAACAATAGATGATGTTAGAAGAGCAATCGTTGGAGATGATAAGAAATTTATGTTATTAAATGTATTTGATAATTTAATTAATGAAAACAATAGATTAAAAGCGCAGCAGGAGGCTGGCAGAAAGGAATAATATGAGACTGGTTTTCGATATAGAAACCGATGGTCTTGATGCAACTAAAATCTGGTGTCTAGTCATAAAAGATATAGACACCGGGCGCATCATGAAATACACTGACGAATCAGATAAGTATGATGGTAACATTAGAATGGGTTTGTCACTATTACAACATGCAAAATTATTAATAGCACATAACGGAATAGGGTTTGATGCATTAGTAATAAAGAAACTTTATGATATTGATTTGTATGATGGAGATAGATTCTTCGATACATGGATAGCATCTCAAGTATTAAATTACAGACGACCACATAAACATGGATTAGCTGGATGGGGTGAGCATCTTAAATATCATAAAGGAGACTACGATGATTGGTCACAATTCTCTGAGAAAATGATGGAGTATTGTGTAAGAGATGTTAATTTAAATACTACAATATATAATCATCTTACAATCGAGCTTAATGTTATGGCTAAACGTAACCCTAAAATCCGCAGAGGTTTACGAAATGAAATGGCAACTGCTAAGTTCGACGCCTATTGTAGATACTATGGATGGTCATTCGATAAAGATAAAGCCTTGAATTTATTAGATAAAATTAAATCTCGAATGAATGAAATAGAAAAAGTTATTGAACCTAAACTTCCAGCTGTCACTCGATTAATTGATAAGCAACCTAAGACACCGAAATATACTAAGAAAGGTTATTATACTGCAGCTACTGCACGTATGTTAAGTGAATACCTAGGTGTTGAAGTTAAACCAGAAAACACTAAAGTCTGGGCAGTAGGTAAAGAGTTTCAAAGAAAAGTAACTAAGCCTGCAAACTTAGGTAACTTAGAACAAGTTAAAGAATATCTATATTCAATTGGATGGGAACCTGATGATTGGAAAATGGAAAGATTAGGCAGAGAGTTCATTAAGAAAACACCTAAGCTAACTAAAACTTCTTTAGATAAATTAGGTTGGGATGGATCTGCTATACATCATTGGACAACACTTAGATCTAGACGTGGTGTAGTAGAAGGTTGGATAGAAAACTTAAAGAATAACAGATTGCATGGTAATCTATGGGTAGTAGGTACACCTACATTTAGATGCCGTCATGAAGTTATCGCTAATCTACCTGCAGTAACTGCTGAACTTGGTAAAGAACTTCGTGAATTATTAACAGCAGAACCTGGAAGAAAGATAGTAGGCGCTGACTCTAGTGGTAATCAATTTAGATCTCTTGCACATTATGCTAAAGATGATAACCTCACTAATCAAATTATGAGTGGAGATATACATCAATATAATGCAGACATTATTGATACTGATAGACGTACAGCTAAGACTTGGATCTATGCATTTCTATTTGGTGCTGGTGCTACTAAACTTGGTAAAGTATTAACAGGTGTTGGTAATATTAAAAGAGGCAAAGAATCTATTGATGCATACGGTAATGCTATACCAGGATTAAAAGCATTAAAAGATAAACTAGTTTCTATGTGGAATGTAACAGACTGTCATAGCTCTAGTCTTGAAGGCTATATTCCTGGTCTTGATGGACGTAAAGTATATACACCTCAAGATTATCAGACACTTAATTATTTACTACAAAGTTGTGAGGCTATTACAACTAAAGCAGCAGTAGCTTATCAGATGCGAAAGATTAAAGAAGAAAATCTTGATGCACAACCTAGACTTTATTATCATGATGAGGTAGCTTGGTCAGCAGCAGATAAAGATGCTAACCGAGTATTAGAAATTCTAATCGAATCATTTGCTGAAGGCCCTAAAGAAATGGGTGTAGATATTATGGCAGGTGAAGGTACAATCGGTAATAACTATGCGGAGGTTCATTAATGATAGTAGATATTAAAATAACTAAAGACTTTATTAATCAACGTGATGCTCGCGCTGAGAAGTATAATCCAAGAGGTAGATCTTTTGAGCAACTAAAACTAGATATTGAATGTGAAGTATTTGAATGGCATTTAATTGATAGAGGTACATGGAAAGATCATGATGCCTGGCAGGTAGATGGTGTCGATCAGATCTGGGGTAATGTAGATGTTAAGTTTATTAAGACTTGGTATAATATACCATGTAATAAAATGATTTACTTATTACAGCAAAGAGAAATAACAAATGCATTTATTTTCTGTGAGTGGCATAATAGACCTCAACGCTTATTAGTTCCTGGAGATACAGTCCAAGTAAATACTCTAGGTATATTAGAGTACTGGGAATTAATAGATCTAATTAGACCTTCTAAATATAACGGATTTTATGCAGATATTCGTAAGCATATAAAGCAAATGGAAAATACAACTGCATATAAAATAGTTGATGAAAGGAAAGATAAATGAAACCAATCCAAAAGTTTATGTTAGTAGATACTGATTCTATATTCTTTAAGATAGCTTATAAAGCTAAGACTCAAGCTGAATTAAGACGAAGCTATAATGCTTTTTGTAATACTATGAGAATGGAAGTATCAAATAAAATAATTAATCCTTTTGATGAAAGAGAAAAGCTAGTAGTATTATATGCTGTTAAAGGTAAAGGTAATTTCAGAAAAGATTTAAGTCCTGATTATAAATCTAATCGTCCTGAACTTGATAAGAAAATAAGAGACAGCTTAAATTACTTACATAAATATGCTGTATCTAAAGGTGCTATTCAAGCTGATGGTATGGAAGCAGATGATTTAGTTTCTATCTGGGCACATGAAGCATTAGATAATAAAGAAGATTATGTAATCTGTGGTATAGATAAAGATTTATTACAGATACCAGGTCACCATTATAACTATGGTAAAGATACTTGGCAGCTTGTTAATGAAGAAGAAGCATTACATAATTTATATATCCAATGTTTAACTGGTGATAACACAGATAATATTCCAGGTCTAAAAGGTATTGGTCCTAAGAAAGCTGAAAAGATATTAGCTGGCGTACCACTATCAAGACAATGGAATAAAATTAAATCAGCTTGGAAAGAGCATGGACAAACTATGAAACAGTTAGATCTTAGTCATAAGCTACTAAGAATGCTAACAACATGGAAAGAATATGAAGATATTAAAGCACACATTCAAGGTGAAACCTTTGTCAGCAAATCAGATGACGTACAGGAACAAAGCGATAAAGCAGATCAAGTACGTACAGTATCAGAATGAATTAAGAGATGAACTTCAAGGGGTTGAATGGCCCTTTGAAGATTCAGATCTTCTGGAGTTTGAAATTATTGCTGGTGTATCTAATAGAATGGCAGACCTAGATAATGTAGTTAAGCCTGTACTAGATACATATCAAGGTATCTTTGAAAAGTTTAATGACAATAAAGTTTATCACATAACATTAGATAAACATATAACAACTAAAGGTAAAGAATATTTGTTTGTTAAAATAGAAAAATGGATAGACGCTTTACCTTTAACAATAGTAAATGATAAAGACCTACTAGAAAGGACGGTTAACTATGAGTTACAGACAGACAGCATGTCCAAAGTGTGATTCATCAGATGCGTTTACAATTTATGAAGACGGCGCATACTGTTTCTCATGTCAATATTCAACTAAGAAAGTAAATAATATGAATGACTTAGAACCCGTTGTTAAACCTAATAACAACACAACTCTCGATGAAATCCACGAGTTAAATAGCTTTGCAATTACTTCTCGTGGTATAAGTAAACAAGTAGTAGATCACTTCGGAATTAAGATGGCAGTAAATCCTGATGGTTCCGGTGGTTCACACTTCTATCCGTATACAAATAAGTATGATGGTAAAGTGATTGCATATAAAGAACGTAAGTTACCTAAAAGTTTTGTAACACATGGTAACTTTACTAATATAGAATTGTTCGGTCAAGCAGTAAGTAATGGTGGTAAGACACTTGTTATAACTGAGGGCGAGCTAGATGCTTGTGCAGTGGCACAAAGTTTCTTAGATAAATATAATAAAATATTTCCAGTAGTATCTATACCAAGTGCATCAGGTTGTAAAGTTGTACTTGAACAAAGAGAATGGATTAGAAAATTTGAATCCGTAATATTATTCTTTGATAAAGATGAGGCTGGTCAAGCAGCAGTACAGAAAGTTGCTAAGATAATCGGTGCTGGTAAAGTTAAAGTAGCTAAGCTATTAGAGAAAGATCCATGTGAACAACTATTAAAGCATGGCTCTAAGAGTTTACTACAAAGCTATTGGGATGCAGAAACCTGGTCACCTGCTGGTTTAATAGTAGGTGAATCTATATGGGAACAGTTTCAACAGCGACAAAGAACTAAGTCTAGACCTTACCCTAATTGTTTATCAGGTTTAAATGATAAGCTCAAAGGTATAAGACAAGGTGAGATTACTTTGTTTACTAGTGGCACTGGCTCTGGTAAATCTACAATAGTTAAAGAGATTATACTTGATTTGCTTGAAGATAAACCAGATGCTGATGGAGTTGTCGAAGAAAATAAAGTTGGTTTAATATCACTTGAAGAAAGTGTAGGTGATACAGCTGAGAAGTTTATTGAGATGACTCTTAACCAAAGACTAGATCATGAAAGTAATAACTTAACTGATTTAGATTTAAGACAAGGCTTTGAGAAAGTATTCGGTGATGAACGATTAATATTACTGGATCATCAAGGTTCTGTTGGTGACTCAACATTAACAGATAAGATAGAGTATATGTGTTTGATGGGTTGTAAATACCTGGTGTTAGACCATATAACTATAGCAGTATCAGAAGGATCTGAAGGTCTCTCTGGTAATGAAGCAATCGATAAAGTAATGAGTGATCTACTTAAGATTGTTAAGAAACATAATGTATGGTTATGTTTAATATCCCACTTAAGAAAAGCTCCTGGTGGTGGGGCATCCTTTGAAGAAGGTAAGCTAGCATCTATAGATGATATTAAAGGTAGTGGTTCTATCAAACAAATATCATTTGATATAGTAGCATTCGCTAGAAACCTAGTAGCTGATAACGCAACTGAACGTAATACAATTAAGTTTAGAGTATTAAAATCTAGATTTACTGGTCTTACTGGTTCAGCAGGTGCAGCTATCTATAATAATAAAACGGGGAGACTAACTTCAACTGACGTTTTCGCGGAGATTTAATGGATAAACAACAAAGATACGACGAGTTATATTTAGATATAGCTAAGAGGATCGGTGAGATGTCTCACGATACTGAGCATAAAGTAGGCGCAGTAATTGTTAAAGATAATAATATACTTGCATTCGGATTTAATGGTATGCCATCTGGTATGCCTAACGAATGTAAGCATGCTAATGGTAGTACACTACCTGAAGTTATACATGCAGAAGCAAATGCAATATGTAAGTTAGCGAGGAGTGTAGGGAATGCAGAGGGTGCAACATTATATTGTACTCTCTCACCCTGCATGGAATGCGCTAAACTCATAATGCAAAGTGGTATAACTAGAATTATATTTAGTGAAACCTATAAAGATGAAGCAGGTATATTGTTACTACATAATAATAATAAAGAAGTAAAAGGAGTAAAATGGAGGAGCAGCTTGGGTACTTAAAACAAAAGATCACTAAGTCTAAAGCACATATTGCTTGTAATCTTTTGAAAGAAACTTCGTTAGAAGATTTAAAAGCGTACTTAGTATTTACTATGGACACTAT